TATTGCCATCAATCACGATGAAAACGCCATTGCCATGCACAAGACGAACCACCCGGATACGCTGCATTACTGCGAGTCCGTATTTGATGTAGACCCGGTGGCGGCGACTGGCGGCAACCCTGTTGGTCTCGCATGGTTTAGCCCTGATTGCCGGCACTTCTCCAAAGCCAAGGGTGCTAAGCCCGTAAAAAAAGAGATTCGAGGGCTGGCGTGGGTAGTCGTTCGCTGGGCGCTGGCGAAGCGTCCGCGCGTCATGATGCTTGAGAACGTCGAGGAATTTAAAACCTGGGGGCCGCTGCTGGAAGATGAGATGCGCCCGGATCCAGCGCGTACAGGTGAAACATTTGCTGCATTTGTCGGAATGCTTTCGACTGGCATTAATGCGAATCATCCGGCGTTGGCGGAGGTGTGCGAGTTTCTTTCCATTCAGCCCGATAGCGAGCAAGCCCGGTCTTTGATTCAGGGGCTGGGATACCACATCGATTACCGCGAGTTGCGCGCTTGCGACTTCGGGGCGCCAACAATCCGCAAACGCTTCTTTATGGTCATGCGCTGCGACGGTGAAATCGTACGCTGGCCAGCCCCCACCCACGGGGATCCGAAATCACTGGAAGTGCAGAGCGGCAGACTGGCGCCATGGCGAACTGCAGCAGAGTGCATTGACTGGTCGTTGCCCTGTCCGAGCATCTTTGAACGTGCTAAACCATTGGCGGAGAATACGCTTAAACGCATTGCGCGCGGTATCGAGCGTTTTGTGCTGAATAACCCGGCGCCATTTATCGTCAAGTGCAACCACACCAGCACCCGGACCTCGTACGATTGTTTTAGGGGTCAGGAACTTGACGTGCCGCTGCAGACTATCACCAAAACCCACGGTTACGCCGTCGTTACTCCTTTTCTGTCTGGTAATGGGGGGAGTGAATATCAGGCTAAACCCCGTCCGATGGGTAAGCCAGCACACACCGTTCTGAAAGAATCCCGATCCTGCGTTGTTGCTCCCGTCATTGCGCGTCAGTTTGGCGCCAGCACCGGGCACCGCGCCGACGAACCAAACGGCACCGTCACCGCTGGTGGTGGTGGGAAATCTCAGCTGGTCACCGCGTTTCTGGCGAAGCACTTTGGTGGGAACTACACCGGACCAGGGGCTGCGATGGACGCGCCAGCCCATACGGTGACAACAACGGATCACCATGCTGTCGTGACCTCGCATCTTGTTCATCTTCGCGGTACCTGCAAAGACGGCCGCAAAGTGGATCAGCCTGTACCGACGGTCACGGCTGGCGGTCTGCATCTCGGAGAAGTCCGTGCTTTCCTGATGAAATATTACGGCAACGAAAAGGGCGGAGTTTCACTGTCGGAGCCGCTGGGGACGGTGACAACCAACGATCGATTTGGCCTGGTTACCGTTGATGGTGATGATTATCAGATTGTGGATATCGGTATGCGCATGCTGCAGCCGCATGAGCTATACCGGGCGCAGGGTTTCCCGGCTGGTTACATCATCGATCGCGATTATCGTGGCAACCGTTACGCAAAAGACAAGCAGGTGGCACGCTGCGGTAACGCAGTTCCTCCTCCTTTCGCCGAGGCATTAGTGAGAGCGAATCTCCCCGAAATGTGTAACGTCCAAAGGGAGGTCGCATGAGAGCCCTGCTAACTCCGGAAGTGGTGCCACGCTTAGGCGTGGTACTGTTTAAGCCTGGTAAAGAACTGATGAGGCTTTTCCGCAACGGGAGGGTGCTAATCGAGTCTGAGCCAAAAAGTATGGCGGGGCTGGAGGCTGGTGCCGTTCCTGACGCGCGCCAGCCGCTGGCTGAAGATAAGGTATTGGAAGACTTTTTCACCAGTGAGCGTGTCATCAAAGCCGCCGGGGGCTTGCCAGGGCTTGAATACTGGCTTCAGCACAACATTCGCGAATGCCAGTACCCGCACTCCGATTACCATCACCACGAACTGGTCACCATGCGTCATCCTCCTGGTGCGATGATGCTCTGCTGGTACTGCGACACCCGCCTTCGAGAACAGACCACTGGCACGCTTACCGCGCTGGCGCGCCGGAACGTTATCGACTGGGTTATTGATACCGCCATCACAGGCCTGCAACTGGGACGAGAGCGGGAGCTGTCACTGCCGGAGCTGTGCTGGTGGGCCGTGTACTCCGGCGCCGCCGATGCTATCACCGAGACGATGGCACAGCGAGGTCTGCGTCTTCCCGAGGAGCCGTTCCAGTCGGTATATAAAGAAAGCGATATCCGACCTTCAGTACCGGCCACCAGCATTCTGCAGGAAAAACTCCCCTCATCAGGTGCAGCGCAAGCATGCAGGCCCAACGAAGGAGCGCAGGCGCAGCAGGAACAGCCGAAGGTGCTGGCGCTGGCCGCCGATCCGGAATCACCAGAATCCTTCATGCTGAAACCTAAGCGCCGGCGTTGGGTTAACCAGACTTACACCGACTGGGTGAAGCGGCAGCCATGCGAGTGCTGTCGTCGCCCCGGAGATGATCCGCATCATGTCATCGGGCATGGCATGGGCGGTACCGCAACCAAAGCCCACGATCTCTTCGTGTTTCCTCTGTGCAGAGAGTGTCACGACGAGCTACATGCCGACGTAAATGCGTTTGAAGAGAAAAACGGCTCACAGCTGCAACTGTTGTTCCGTTTCCTTGATAGGGCCATAGCGATCGGTGTGATTGTAAAAGCATAAGTGTATGGAGCACTGAGCAGTATGAATCTACAAAATCTGGAATATACCCGTATTGAAGTTCGTCGAGCGTTGTTGGATTTATCCGGCGCAACAAAGGGACAACTCGAGGCATTCAGCGAGAACCCACCAGCAGATAAGAATAAAAATCCACGGCGCGCCAGCCACATGGTCGATCTTGAAGGGGGGATTGGCTGCGGCCCGTCTGTAGTTAAAGCTCTGACCACTCCTGTTCATGTGATGGAGACTCGCAGCCGCCGCCGGCCGATGCCACCCATCAATGATATCGAGTTTGGTTATTCACCGTGGCGCCGGGCTGTGAACCTGCTGGAAGAGCACCACCAGGCATGGGTGCGCTATTGTTATGGCTTCGACCTTAACTTTCGGTACCAGACGATAATGTGCCAACACATCTGGACTGAATACCAGAACTATCAGGTAGGCAGGGCGATCCAATCGAGAGTTATCAAAAAGCTGGTGGGGCTGGTCTGGTTGGCTGCCCAGGAGGTTGCCGCGACACGGAATAATGAGACTTATAAAGCCTACGCTGGCGCAGCACTGGCGCGTATGGTTTCCGTTGATCGTTCGACATGGAAAAGAGTGTATGCCGGTCATTGGGATCGGCTTAAAAAGGCTTTCGTTGAGATGGATAGCAACGCATTGCAACACATCTACAGCCATCATGAACAAATAGAAGAGGCCAGAACTGAAAAATGTGATTAAAGTTGGCTATCTTCGTCAAACTGGCTTGCAAAATGCAACAAAATGAGCGATATTTTAGGGTAATTTGATATTCTGCCATATTTATAAATAACCTCGCTTAGGCGGGGTTTTTTTATGCCTTCTGCAATTACTTCTTGATGACGTTAGCAACCAGAGTTATCTGTATGTCATACCGTTTGAACAGGAAAAAGACATGCTAAATCAATATGATATGACGGAAGTGGCGCGCGCGGTTTTCAATGAGTTAAGTGATGAACCAGCTACGGTTGGGGAGATTTCGCAAAACACGCATCTGACGCGTGAGCGCTGTCAGTTAATTTTAACGCAGCTGGTAATGGCGGGTTTATCTGACTATCAATTCGGATGTTACAAGCGCCTCCCTTAATGGGGGCTATCTGCTGTGAAAATGGGCGGCTGGTGGGTGTTGGAGCACCCGACCAGCCATTCGCTCATGTAGAAGGTCACAAGCGAACCAAGGCCCACTGCTTTAGCGCAAAAGCATAGTGAGCCTATCAGAGTCCTGCTTACTGATCTATGAAAAATACTGTAAAAATATCCAGTGCTGAATTAATCAACGCTGATTGCCTGCAATATCTTCCGTCCCTCCCTGATAACTCCATTGACTTGATAGTTACGGATCCGCCGTATTTTAAGGTTAAGCCGAACGGTTGGGACAACCAATGGAAAGGGGATGAGGACTATTTACGTTGGCTTGATATGTGTCTGGCGCAGTTCTGGCGTGTTTTAAAGCCGAACGGTAGCCTTTACCTGTTCTCTGGTCATCGGCTTGCCTCAGATATCGAAATTTTAGTGCGGAGTCGGTTTAACGTACTGAATCACATCATCTGGGCGAAGCCATCAGGACGGTGGAATGGCTGCAATAAAGAGAGTTTACGGTCCTATTTTCCAGCTACAGAGCGAATATTGTTTGCTGAGCATTATCAGGGACCGTATCAACCAAAAGATGATGGGTATGCGGAAAAAAGTAACGACCTTAAGCAGCATTTGATGGCGCCGCTTATATCTTATTTCCGTAATGCTCGAGATTCGCTTGGCGTTAGTGCTAAGCAGATAGCTGACGCTACCGGCAAAAAGAACATGGTGTCGCACTGGTTCGGCATTAGCCAATGGCAGCTGCCAAACGAAAGCGACTATTTAAAACTGCAGGCGCTATTTTCAAAGATCGCCGCAGAGAAGCACCAGAAGAACGAGCTGGCCCACCCTCACCATGAGTTAGTAGCAACCTGGCATTCTCTGAACCGCAAATATTCAGAATTGCTGGAGGAATACAAATCCCTCCGGCGTCAATTCGCCGTTACGGCGCTTGTTCCCTATACGGACGTTTGGACGCATAAGCCGGTTCAGTTCTATCCCGGTAAGCATCCATGCGAAAAACCCGCAGATATGCTCCAGCAGATCATCAATGCCAGTAGTAAACCTGGTGATCTCATTGCTGATTTCTTTATGGGATCCGGGTCAACGATCAAGGAAGCAATTAAGTCTGGCCGGCATGCCATAGGGGTTGAGCTGGAAGGCGAACGGTTCGAGCAAACTGTTGACGAGATCCGCAAAATGGCTGGCTGAAATGAGAAAAGGCACCCGAAGGTGCCTTGTGTAATTTAGCCTCTGGCTATCTCTTTTCTTGCAATCTCAGATAGAAAAGCGGAGCGGTTTTTGTACCGTCCATTTTTTTCTATGTAACTGTCGATTGCAGTCAATAGATTACCAGGCATGGTGAGATTAAATTTGACGGCTTTTGTTTCGTATTTTGATGGGTCAATCTCGACAAGCGCCAAGAAGCCGTTATCCATGGTGAGACGTTCATCACCCAGATAATCGGCTGGATCACTTGGCGCAGGCACATGACCGCCTTGTTCAGTCAAAACTTCCATATGCTGACCGAAAGCTGACTCCGCGTCCCTCAATGCGCTTTCGAGGTTGTTCCCGGCAAACATGCAACCTTCGATGTCAGGAAAGTAGCCATCAAAAGTGCCGTCATCGGCTTTGAAAATAAAGAGCGGATAAATCATAGGTACCTCACTAATTGCGTATTGATAACCCTTGCAGAGAGGGGCGGCTTTCGCCGCTCCCTTTTACATCAATTTAAGTCCTGATATCTGTTGAGCCTGTCTAACAATCCCCTTTGAAGAATCCTTTCTGGGGTGGGGAATGGTGATTATTTTCTCTATTCCCTGTTTTGTTAGCGTTACATGGCTTCCTGTCTGTCTTTGCTTAACCCAACCATCAGCTATCAGTTTTTTGATTAACTCTGCACTGCTCATCAATCCTCCGTTTCGTTAACATGTGGGTATTATACCCACCATTATCGAAGCGTGCAATAGTTTAGTGGTTATAATACCCACCTTTTTTTAATCTCACGGTTAACACCTCAGCAGGAGGTGACGGATGAACAAAATCATGCCTGACAAAATCTTTACAGCGGCTACGTACTGCACGTCAGGCGGCCTGATTTGTACTGGCCTGGCGCGTGTTTATGACTGGTTCCATGGTCTTGACTGGAACTTCATTGCGCTTGTCAGTGGTGTAGTGATCGGCGTCGCCACTTATTTTACGAACCTTTATTTCAAACGTCGGCAAACCAAAGCCTATGAGGATGCGCTCAGGCGGGGGTATGTGACGCAACCGCCGCAGGATAAATAAAATGGCATCCCTGAAAACGAAACTCAGCGCAGCCATGCTGGGATTAATAGCGGCTGGTGCATCCGCCCCAACCCTGATGGATCAGTTCCTGGATGAGAAAGAAGGAAACAGCCTTACAGCGTATCGCGATGGCGCCGGTATCTGGACGATATGTCGTGGAGCGACCCGGGTAGATGGAAGGCCTGTAACCCAAGGGATGAAGTTAACCCAGGCCAAATGCGATCAGGTGAATGCCGTCGAGCGCAATAAAGCGCTGGCATGGGTTGATCAGAATGTGCGGGTTCACCTTACGCCTCCTCAAAAGGTCGGAATTGCCAGTTTCTGCCCCTATAACATCGGGCCCGGTAAGTGCTTTCCTTCCACTTTCTACCGCAAGCTGAATGCCGGTGACCGTAAAGGCGCCTGCGCTGAAATTCGCCGGTGGATTTTTGATGGCGGAAAAGATTGCCGCGTGCGTTCCAACAATTGTTACGGCCAGGTCTCTCGCCGTGATCAGGAAAGCGCGCTGACTTGCTGGGGGATTGACCAGTGAGTGCAGCCTACTTAAAGCCAGCTATCGCCGTAATGGTTATTGCTGGTGCCTTTGTTGCTGGTTTAGCCTGGAGCGATCGGGCATGGGAAAAGCGGTGGGCTGAACGTGATAGCGCCGAATCGGCTCAGGAAGTTAACGCGCAAACCGCCGCCCGGATGATTGAACAAGGGCGTTTAATCGCCCGCGATGAGGCCGTAAAAAATGCTCAAGCGCAAGAAGCCGCAGCGCGTACTGCTGCCGCTAATCTCTCTGATACTGTTAGCCAGCTGCGTCAGCAGGCAAAAAAACTTGCCACCCGCCTGGACGCCGCAAGCCACACCGCAAGTCTTGCCGCTACCGTCAGAAGCAAAACAACCGGCGCCACCGCCGGAGTGCTCGCCGACATGCTTGGAAACCTTGCAGAAGAAGCTCGACGGTATGCTGCAATCGCTGACGAACGCTACACAGCAGGAATGACCTGTGAGCGGGTTTACGAATCAGTAAGAACGTCTATCCCCAGTAAGGGATAATGTGGTGTTTATCCCTTTGTGGGGATATCAACTGTATAGCCTCGCATCTGCGGGGCTTTTTTTATTCGCAAAAGGTAACGCGATGAAGAGCTTAAAAATTGAATACGTAGACGGGAAGCTGGTGGCCCTCGAGCGGGATGGTAAATCCTACATGGATTTGCCGGTAAGCGCGGTTCACTTCACACACAGTATGAAAACTAACCCGTATCTCAAGGTTGAGATTGAGGCTGGTGGTGAGCCATATGTCCCGGCAGAACCGGCGCAGCCACCAGCGGCCGCCGAAAAAACGGTGACAGTGAAGGAAGGAGAGCTCATGCCTCCTGATGATAGTGCCCCCAGGGCAGAACGCCGTTCCCGTCATCGCAACCGTAACCGTAACAGGAGCCAGTAATGTTTAACCGTAATGATCTAACCCTCACACTGTTCTATGCATCCAGCACGAGTGATGAGGGGAGTAAAGTCGCAATGTTCACTGTGCAGGTAAACAATACAGACATGGTGTCTGTGCAGAGCAATACGCTGCAATGCATTACTGACAAGTCTGGTAAGAAGGGGTATTCCGTTGGTGAACAAACGATAAGCAATGGCTCAGACCCACTTTTGATTGCTCTCGAAAACTACTGG